GCGGCGCCGGATCGCGCGGCGCCACTTCCCGCGGCCGGTCTCGCACACTCTCTCTGAACCGCTCGACATCCTCGTGCAGGCGCTTGTTCCCGTCATCGCGCGAGGGGGGTTTGGAAGGCGTGTCGTTCGGCATTATGGTTGCTCTCCTGCAGTTTGATGATTTCTTCTCACCTGCACTCGCTGAATCGCGTGCGCTTCAGTTCTTCGATCCGGCGGTAGTCCTGCTCGCGCAGTGCCGGCGACACCCACTTGTCTTTCGTCCCCTCCAGGCGCGCGATCTCTTCGTCGTAGCCCTTACACGCCGCCGCCTTCGCGTCCTTCCTGTCCTGCACGTCCTGCGCATAGGACTGCGCTCGACGCCGGGCGGCGGCTTGCTCGCCTTCCACCTCGGCATTGAACGCCTGGTTCTTGCGCTTCTGCACCTCCGCGCGGCGTCGCTCCGCTTCGGTCGGCTGGTGCACCTTCAGATCCACTTTGCCGCCCCCGCCTTCGCATGGCTGAGCCTGGTATGTGACGCCGCCCGGCCCAGGACACTTGTAGACCTGAGCAACAGAGGGCGCAGCTGCGGCGCCAAGTGCTGCCGCGAGAATGAGGTTCTTCAGCATCTCAGTCTCCAATCGTGCGGCGGATCCCGTACGGGTTGCCTCGCTGCGAAACCGACCAGAACGCGCAACTCGGCCGCCCTGACCGCACCATCTCGCAATCCGGGCTCGGCACGATCTGCTGCAGCGCATCGCCCACCGGCAACTCGCGCCCCGCCAGCGCCTGGCACGCTGGGCAGGCATCCAGACCGGCGCGGATCTCCACTGCAGCAAAGCCACGCTCCCCGATGTCCTGCAGCTGGTGCGCGTAGTACCAGCGTGCTGCCGCCTCGCGCCGCGCGTCGTTCTCGGCCAGCGCCATGAGCTGCCCGGCCGCCTGCATCGCCGTGCCGTGATCGCGCAGATCCATTACGCGCTCCATCAATGCCAACCTCAGGCGGTTCGCGGTCATCCCCGGCGGAAGGCCGAACAGCGCCGCCGCCTCATCCACCCGGCCCTGTGCATACCGCTCGCTCCACGCACGGTCGATCGCCTCGGCCGCGGCTGCGCTCACCAGCCGGCGCGTCGGATCGTTCGGCGTCGCGCGGATGAACATGTACTCCCCGCAGTGCGGGCACTTCGTCTTGCGCTGCGGCACTTTCTTCAACGCGCCGCCGCAGCCTGGGCAATTCGCAGACATCACTTCGAGTCCTCCTCGTCGCTTTCCTGCTGCCTCCGCGCCCGCTCGGCCCGGTACGCCAGCACCAGGGCGAATTCCTCCGGGGTCAGGCACGACGGCACCACCTGCTGCACCACCACCACGTCACGCCCGGCAACGTGCTGCACCGGGCCGTTGAACTGCTGAATCAACCAATCCTCCCGCCCTTGCCTTGCTTCACGTCGCCCGTGGTGACGTGCTTCACATCGCGCCCGGCGATGTTCTCAACCGGGCCGTTGAACACCTGTCCCGGCGCCCCCTGCGTCAGCGCCTCGATCATCGCCGTCACCGCCTGCCGCCCCTTGGCGTCGAGCTTGCGCCAGCCCTTGATCAGCCCCAGCTCGGCCAGCGACAGATTCCCGGCCGGCCCCGGCTCCGCCGTCGCGTAGCCATTGCCCGCCGGCGCTCGCCGGCCCGTGAGCACGTAGAGCACATCCACGCCGATCGCCGCCAAGCGCTCCAGGTAGGCGGCGTCTGGCTGGCGCTCGCCTTTCTCGTAGTTGATCTGGGCGCGCTTCTGCACTCCGCCCGCCTCGCCGAATGCCGACTGGCTCAGCGCGACGCGCTTGCGTTCCTCGATCAGTCGCTCTTCAAAAGTGCTCATTCGTGCAAAAACCCGTTGACAGGTGCACATACGTGCACCATCATTCACTCACAACACACCGCCAATTCACGGACACCACGCCCCCGCATGTCGCCCATGAAACCCAACCAGCCAGGAGGCCAAGTCATGACCCCGGAAACCTTCAAGGCCCGGCTTCACAGCCAGGGCAAAACCATCCGCCAGTGGGCGGACGAAAACGGCTTCCCGCCGCTCGCCGTCTATCGCGTCCTCAACGGCCTGGAGAAGGGCCGCTTCGGCCGCGCCCACGACATCGCCGTCGCCGCCGGCATCAAGGCCCGTGACGCCGACCACATCGCAGCCTGAGGCCGGCCGCCATGACTCCCGACAGCCTCGTCCGCCAGCTCCACGACCAGGGCGCCGACCCCCGTGAGTTCGCCCTGGCGCTGATCGACCTCCTCGTCTGGCTCGACGCCGGCGACCACACCACCGACCAGCTTGCCGAGCGCTACCGCATGACGCCGGCCCAGGCCCTGCAGGCCGTCATGCGCCATGAAGCCACTGTTCAAGGCACGACCGGATTTTAGCTCCGCAAAACGCGTTTTCGCCTATTCCAAACGCCTTTTCTTTTCGACCAACTCACCCGCCTATCACCAAGGTCATAACCAATGAGCCGCAGCCATTCGAAACCCCTGCCCACCAGCCTGCGCGCTGCCTTCGAAGCGGACAAGGCGCACGCCCTGGCACGTCACCGCCTCAACGTCGAGCGCCTCGCCGAGCTCATGTGCACCACCCCGGCCACCCTTTACAAGTGGCTCGAGACCGACGCCATGCCGGTCAATCGCCTTGCCGCCTGGGAGCACATCACCCGCAGCGATTGCGTGGTGCGCTACCTCGCCGCCAGCGCCCACAAGGTGGTCATCGACATCCCCCACGGCCACGCCTCCGGCCCCAGCGACGTGCAAGGCCTGCAGACCACGCTCAACCACGCCGTGGGCGCGCTGCTCGACTTCCACGCCGGCCGGCTCGACCGCGACGGCTGCATCGCCGCTATCACCGGCGGCCTCGAGGTGCTCGCCTGGCACCGCGAGAACGTCCGCAAGAACGATCAACCCGAACTGGAGCTGAACTGAGATGACGCCCGAGAAATACGGCACCAGCGACCAACTGCGCCGCGCCTGCCGCGCCATCGTCGTGCTCGCCGGCCACACCGTGAATGGCCTCGCCCCCGGCGAGCTGGCCAAGGCCGTTGATGCTTCGCCGAGCAACATCACCCGCCTGCTGGCCAACCTGAAGCAAGAGGGATTCGTCGAGAAGATCGAGGAGACCGGCCGCTGGCGCCTCGGGCCGAAGATGGTCCAGATCGCCATCTCGTTCTCGCATGACCTCAGCCGCGCAAAGACCCGGCTCGACGAGATCACCCAGCGCTACACCCGAACCATCTGACACGAGACCCGATCATGGCCCGCACCGCTCACACGCCCGTCATCCACGAAACGCCCGAGATCGACATCCAATCCGTCGCGCAGGAATCCAGCGCACTGACTGCCGTCTCCATCGCCGAGCAACAGCAGAGCGCCCGCGTCCGCGCCGTGGCCCTGCGCGTCGGCTACCAGCTCCCGGCCGATGCGATCGACCCGGACCTGATCCAGCGCGACATCGCCGCCAACATGCGCCGTAGCGTCGAGGCCTGCCTCGAGGTCGGGCGCGGCTTGTCAGTACTCAAGGAGGCGTGCGAGCACGGAAATTTCCTAGCGCGCCTCGACGTGCTCGGCATGGACCGCACGGTTGCTTCCCGCTTCATGCAGGCTGCTGCGAAGTTTTCGAATGTTGCGACGTCGCATCATTTGACCAAGGCTATCGGCTCCCAGTCGAAGCTGCTCGAGCTCCTTGTCCTTGATGACGAACAGATAGAAGAGCTCACACTTGCAGGCCAGACCGGCGAGCTCAAGCTCGACGATGTGGCCACCATGAGCGTGAAGGAACTCCGCGCAAAGCTGCGCGAGATGCGCCAGGAGAAGGAGGCTACGCAGCGACTGCTGGCCGACAAGAACGCCAAGATCGACGAGCTCACCACCGTCAAGCTTGCCGTGTCTGCCTGGGACGAGAAGGTCAACACCTTCAAGGCCGCGATCGGCACCCACTTCGACCAGCTCGAGCAGGGCGTGGCGCAGATCCACCTCTTCCACGGCGCCATCCTCCACGAGGAAACCCAGTGGGGCGGCGACGAAGAGCAAGAGCGCCTGATCCTGCGCCAGTTCGCCACCCTCTACGGCGACCGCCTGCGCCGCCTCACCCAGCAATTCGCCGAGCTGCGCGACCACTACGACGCCACGCTCTCCGGCTGGGCGGCCGAGCTCGACACCCGCAATCTGGATCTGTTCCAGCCGGAGCAGGGCGACGACGACGGCGACGAAGTCGACTGCCGCGATCTGGCCGCGTAAGGACATCATCATGGCCACCGCGCCCACCCCCACCCACGCAACGCGCCAGTATCTGTGCGAGCTTGCGCGCCGGCTCGACGCCGCCCAACACGGTGGCAAGGGCGCGCTGCTGGCCGAGGCCTGCGCCCTCTACGGCTGGAGCACCGGCAAGCTCTACGCCGAGCTCGAGCGCCAGGCCGGCTGGACCAGCGGCCGCAAGACCCGCGCCGACAAGGGCCGCAGCCGCCAGGGCGAGGACGCCCTCGCCATGGTCGCCGCCATGCAGCGCGGCAGCGTGCGCGCAAACGGCAAACAGACCATGTTCACCCCGGTCGCCGCCAGCATCGCCGCCACCAACGGGCACGAGATTGCCGTCTCCACCCGACAGCTCAACCGGCTCACCCGTGCCCGCCGGCTCAACGTCCGCCAGCAGGCCGAAAGCCACGCCCCGGTGCAACTGCGCAGCCTGCACCCCAACCACGTGCATCAGGTCGACCCCTCGCTGTGCCTGGTCTATTACCTGCGCGGCGAGCAGCGCGTTATACGAGACGACGAGTTCTACAAGAACAAGCTCGACCGCCTGGCCAAGGTGCAGTTCAAGTGCTGGCGCTACGTCATCTATGACCACGCCAGTGGCCTGGTGCTGCCCTGGTACGTCGAGGCCGCGGGCGAATCGCCGCTCAACCTGTTCAAGTTCCTCATGCACGCCTGGGGCGCACAGCCCGGCCGCCGCTTCCATGGCGTGCCCAAGGTGCTGATGTGGGACAAGGGCAGCGCCAACACCGCCAGCGCGGTGCAGAACCTGCTCGCCGCGCTCGAGGTGCAGAGCATCACCCACGCCGCTGGCAACGCCCGCGCCAAGGGCGGTGTGGAAGGCGGCAACAACCTGGTCGAAACGCAGTTCGAAAGCCGCCTGCGCTTCGACCCGGTGCACAGCGTGGCCGAACTCAACGCCGCCGCCGCGGCCTGGGCCGAGGCCTACAACGCCAACGCCATCCCGCACCAGGACACGCGCCTGCGCCGCAACGGCATGGAGCCCATCGCCCGCTACGACCTGTGGATGAAGATCCGCGCCGACGAGCTGCGCATCCTGCCGCCGGTCGAGGTGTGCCAGCACTTTATGGAAGGCAAGCCCGTCACCCGCAAGGTGGCGCGCGATCTCACCATCACCTACGCCCACCCGCGCGCCGACGGCAGCCGCAGCTACAACGTCGCCGACCTCGCCGGCGTGTGCGCGGGCGACACGCTCGAGATCAGCCCGCTGCTGTTCGGCGACTGCGCCATCCGCCTGCGCGTGCCGCGCTTCGACGGTGAAGACCTGCTCTATCGCCTCGAGCCCGATGCCACCGCGCTCGACACCTGGGGTCGCCCGCTGTCTGCGCCGGTCATCGGTCAGGACTACGCCCGCCGCCCCGACACCGACGCCGACCGCGCCGGCAAGGCGCTCGACGGCCTGCTTTTCCCGGGCATGACGGCCGAGCAGATGGACAAGGCCCGCCGCAGCAACGCCGCGCTCATGGGCGGCCAGGTGGATGCCGTCCGCCACCTGCAGCACATCGAGATCCCCGCCGCGCTGCCGCGCAAGGGCACCGACATCAATGTGGCCGCCCCGGTTTTCGAAGCCCCGCCCATGACCCACTTCGAAGCCGCCAAGGCCCTTCGAAGCCGCGGCATCGAGCGCCCCGACCTGCACCCCTGGCTCGCCGCCCAGTACCCCGACGGCGTGCCCGAGATCGAGCTCGACGCCATCGTCGCCACCCTCAAGGGCGGCGCCAAACAAGCCCCGCGCCTGCAGGCGGTGGGCTGAAAAAGATTCGGCCCGGTGTGCGCGAACACACCAGGCCGAGAGGTGGGTAACGCAGCGCGAACTGCGAAACCCGTTTGCAGCAACAGCAACAACTGCACTGGAGATTGTACCGATGGATGTACCCACCAAGGGCAGGGGAACCGGCAAGGGCACCGGCAGCACGCTCGCCGCCCAGCCCGCCCCCGTGCCGATCCGGCTCAAGGCCACGCTGCTGC